TTTGGGTCAATGAGACCCATCGATGTTAAACAGAAACGTAGGGAAGTCAAAACTGCTCGCGACACTGTTAAGAATGATGGACTTGAGAGCAACGGGTTCACTTCTTACAGTCATGAAGTTAAGTTTGAGAACATTCGCGCGACTGCTAATATTTGCCGTGTTAAAGATGACGACGCCAGCGATGTGGGCGTTGCTAAAGGCGCAATATTAGGAGGAGTCCCGGTCACAGTGCCTAAAAATGATGCTGCCGCCACTACCCACGCAATGAAGAAAAGGTGCGATTATGCACCCCGCCTCGAAACCATGGGGGAGTTTAAATGTGGATTTGAACTCCTTATGGCCAAGTTCGATCCTCTTCCTGAGATTCGAACAGATGAAACGCTCCTACAGGAGTATTTCGAGACGTGCAGGCCTGCTAAGGCAGCCCGCCTTCTTAGCGCGTGGGAGTCTGGCGAGATGCGCTATGACGGGAACACCAAGCATGTGTTCGCAAAGCAAGAAGTCCTACTCAAGGAACACCAAGCCCAGCCCCGCGTTGTATATCAAGGGACAGATATGTACAACGCTGTTACGGGGGTCATAGTCATGGAATTGACTAGACGCATGAAAGCCACGTTTTGTCGTGCCAATCCCAAGAACGCAGGTAATACCGTTATTTTTGCCTGCGGAGTATCCGGTGAGGATATGGGCGACATTATCGGCAATGCAGAGGGGGTGATGATTGAGTCGGACATGAAAAACAACGATGGGTCGCAGAGTGGTGCATTCCGAAAATATGAGGCAATGTTCTACAAGAAACTTGGGGCACCCGATTGGTTTGTTCGTGAGTTTGCCAAAAATGTGCAAGTGCGTGTCTGGACTAGATACGGCATTGAAGCAACTGTTGTGGGGCAGAGGTGGTCAGGCGAGTCTACCACCACAACAGGGAACTCATTTGTTGGCATGGTACTTATTCTTCAGGCTATGCAAAAGGCTGGAGTAACCAAGTCCACGAACATCCATGGCGGCGACGACTATCTCGGGATTGTTGTGGGGGACACTTCGGTAGTCCAAAAGGAAATCGAAAGCGTAGTTTCATCCGCAGGGATGACTGCCGAAGTCCAACTCCCACGCAGTCGCGATCATGGCACTTTTTATAGAAAGCGCTATGTTAGGGCTATTAATGGTTGTCGCCCAGTTCCGCAGTTTGGGCGAGTCTTGGCAAAGTTGAACCTCAGAGCCAATCAAAACTCTGAGGTCAACGATAGAGATTACATGGCTGGCAAGTATATGTCAGCCGCGTATGAACATAGATTCGTGCCTTATATAAAGGACCTTCTCCTGGAAGCAGCTCGCAACATGAGCGATACTCCCTGGTTCGACGTTCGTGCCACTAAGTTGGCAGAGATGGGCGGACCAGAGAATATACGTCAGCGAATAACCGAGGCAAATCCCGTTGATCTCGACGCTTTCTCTTCTTTTCTCACCAATGTTTACGGCGTCTCCGTTGACGAATTGGTGGAGCTCTACGGCAGGGTGGCCGCTTCATGTAGCGACTACCTGGACGGCTTCACTTTCGTTGATGCAAAACGCAAGGTGAAGACAAAGAAGGGTTATGCTCCCCCCATGGTGGTGGGAATAACGGTTGATGCGCTAGTGGCCGCAGATGTTTGAACAGGATGAAGGACTGACTCCCCTGTGAAGTGGGTACATCGAACCTAAACACAGATAACAAAAAAAAAAAAAAAAAAAAAA